TAGCACCTAATGATACTGGTAAAAAAGAAACTGAAGCTCAAACATATACAAGAAATGTAACAACTGTATTAGGAAAGATGGGTGATACTAGTATTGTTGATGAAGCTATGGTTAATGCAAATAAAACTGCATTTATAAATGATACTCGTAGAGAGTCTTTAGTATTTATGCTTGGAACAGCTGCATTAATGTTTGCAAAATCAACAGAAGTTGATCAACAAGATTATGCAAGCATATTTCAAGTAGGTGTTGATAAACTTCGGGAAGCTCAGGCAGAAAAAGCATTATTGTTTTTCCAAGCTAAACGTGCCGCTGAACTAGGTCAAGCAGAAAAATCTATACGTTTACAAAGAGCTGCTGAAAATTATAATCCTACGGCTATTGTACAAGAACAAAGAGAAAAGTTTTTAAATATTATAGGAGCAGCTGCTGAATACTCAGGTCAAGCTAATCATTTAACTTTTGCTTTGCAAGCATTAACAGGTAGAATACACGATCAACAAACTTTATATAGTCCTCAAGCACATAAGATGATTAGATTTTTAACAGGTAGTGGTAATGTATATCAGTTTCAACCTGATACAAATAGTGAAGTTGAAAAAGCCTGGAAAGAAATTTTATCTACAAAATTATATGAATCAGATTTTAAAAAAACAAAAGGATTTGATAGAACTGCTGAAGAACGTATAAGGATATTTGATCAAGAGTCTCAACAAGAAGGAGGTTTATATTCTAGATATGTTAAATTTGGTAATGAACTTTTAGTTGCTACCTCAAATTCTAATACTGAAGGTCTTAAAAAATTAATGTTACAGCTTAGGCAAGTAGTTAAAGAACCTGAATCTGCACAAAATACTCAAGCTAAAAGAGCTATTCAAATTGAAATACAAAACGTGATGGGTAAGAAAGGTCCTGGAATTAATCCAGATTTATTAAGAGAATTAGCTAAAGAAAAAGAAGAAGCAATAGTGTTTGCTGATTATTATATGGACTTAGCTAAATGGGATAATGCACGTAAAAATAAAATTGTACATAAGTCTTCAATTACTGCAGAGATAGATGGTAAAACTCATGGTCCTGCAACAATGGCAATGCTTTTAGGTAGTGTTGCAATTGCAAAAAGATCTGGAACTTTAACACCTGACTTAAGTAATATAGCATTAAAACAAGATGAGTATAAAGATTTGCGTGATGCAATGGCAGATACTATGAAGTTAAAAGTTGATGCAGCTACAGGTGTTGGGGGTGTTCCTGAAAATCAAGTGTCTATTTATAAAGACATTTTAAAGTTTGCTATTGATGATAGAGAAAGATTTTTAAAGAAGTCTCCTATGACAATGGGATATGGACAAGATTTAATTTCTTTACAACAGCATGTTGATGCAACTGTATTTCAAAGTAGCGAAATTACACAACTGATAAATCAAAACGGTCTTGATCAAAGTAAAGTAATTAACTTTTTACATTCATTATTAGTTGATTCAATATACGAAACATTTGATCCTGAAACTTTAAAAATTAATCAGGTTGTAAAAAGTAATGCACAACTTTCTGTATTAACTGATAATATTTTATCAATTAAAAATGCTATGGGATTTACTTCTTATTTATCTGCAAAAGAAAGTGATCCAGAAAATGTAAAGCAAAGCTCATTTGAATTTAAAGATCCAAGAAGAAAAGTAACTGTACAATTTTATAAAACTAAAACATCTCCTTCAGCTGTAAGAGAACAAGCAGGTATGAAGCAAGTAGGTGGTAGAACTATAGGATTATCTTTACCAGTACCTGTACAAAGTTATGATGGTAATATGGTTGGTCGTACATTAAGTGGTAATTCTTATAATAAAATTCAATCTGATACAGAAAAATTAGGTGGATCTAATACTTTTGTTTTACCTATCTTTGATGCATTTATGGTAGACTTAGGATCATTTGCTGCAGTTAGAGCTGAAGCAAATAAACATCATCAAGAATCTTTAATTAATCATGATTATACTTCAAGCATATTAAATGATTGGTACAATGAAACAATGACTAAAGTTAAATCAATAAATGATAATGATATTATTGATTGGAAAGCTGCGAGTAATTTAGAAGCAGGTGCAAAATATAAAGGGCTGGCACATATGTTTATTAAGGTTTCTCAAAGTGGTAAATCTTATAGTAATTTAACGACAATGCTTTCTCGTATGAGTGATGATAAAAAATCTGACAAAGAAACTATAGACGAATATCGTCAAAGAAAAACTTTAAATGCTGCAAGTAAATCAGCAGCAATTAAAAGGTATATAGAAAAATCTGGAATTAATATTAAGAGTGATACTATTTCTGGAAAAGATATTAAAGTATTATTAGAATTAGTTACAGGACCAGGAGGTTTAGATTTACAATCTAGAAATAGTGCAGCACTAAATCTTTTAAAAAACCGTAGAACAAAACTTAAATCAGAAATTAAAGATAAGGATACAATGAATGTTAATATTAGAAATTAGTAATTGGTGTTTAATTATTTCAAAACCTTTTACTAAAATAGGAAACTATTTTTATAGGTATCATGTAAAATTATTGCATCGTTATCACCGCATAAAGGGACTACGGTAACGTTAAAAAAAAATACCCCAAGAATATCTTATGATACTCTTGGGGTTTTTTTATTTCTTTTTTATATATTTTCTACCTTTAAAGAAAACAATTAAATTAGTTGTTGTATTAATAGTAATGGCAATAATAATCCACCATTGCCACCAGTTAGGTATGTAATTTAGTTCTGTCATTGTTTATTAATTTGTTTCAATGCTTTACTTCTAAATTCATTTGCTGCATGTACTCCCTCAGCTTCTCTATCTTTACTTTTATACCACTCAATTACTCTTTTATATTCCTCCTCTATAACATGTTCATCAAGTTGTCTATCACTCATTGTATTTGAAAGCTCAGGGTTTAACCCCAAGCCTTCAAGTGCTGTAGCATTATCTGGTTCTATACCAAGTCTTACTGGCAGCATTCCTTTACGCGAAGAAGTAGTCACTATCTTGTACCTCCTTAATATTAAGTTCGCCTATTGTAGGTTGTCTATAATTAAAATCCGGATTAGTTACAATCATCTTTTGGATTACATCAAAGAAGTTAGGATAGCTATACATTTTAATAAACTTATCTTTTATTAACTTTAAAAGGTTATCAATATCACATGCATGAACACTGTAAGAATCATGGACTGCGCCAAAATCTCCTTCCCATTCACAGATTACGTTAGCCATATGTGCAGCGTCCATCGAATGCACAAAGTTAGGTGAGATACCAGACATAAAAGATCTTATTTTTGGTTTGTCTGTAGGTTCTTTACCAACATGTTGTATTCTTATCGTATCAGTTTCTTCTTTAGAACCATCATCTTTAAGAATAGTAGGCTTAACTTTTCTTTTACTACAACTAATCGTTGCTTTTTCTTTGAATTCATTTTCAGTAAATGATTCGTAAATAACTGGAAATCCTGAAGGTGTATTCCATCTAATTGATTTTAGTTTATTATTTTTTGCATAGTCAGAAGCTATCTGAGACTCAGCAATCTTTTGTAAAAACTTCATCGTTTGTAATGGACCTGCACACACTTCATCAATTGCTTTAACTAGTTTCCTAGAAAGCATTAAACAATCATCCTCAGTTATATTATATTTTTCGAGATAGCCTTCGACATGACAATCAAGGTACATGTTTTCTGCTATCTTTAAAGCACCAGCACTATAAGCTCTAGTCATAGAACCTCGTTTAGTAATACCTTTTCGAATATGCTTCATAGGTATTTGACGTTCTTCAAACCATTCAGGTGCTTTCTTTATTAAACTTTTAGCACATTGTACATAAAAGTCTTTTTGTATTTCCTGCGGTACTACTCCAACTAACTCACCTGCTTCTTTATCTTTTGACATAGCACATAGATGTTGCCATCCATTATTACTACCATCAATAGGTATAGGTAAGTAGCTGATATAATCACCGTCATTATTTACAGCTTCATATATTTCTAAAGCTGCTGCTAATAATGATACAGGTTTTTCAGCATCAGCATCAATCGTTTCAGTCTTTGCTAATTCAAATATAAAATCAAGATTACTATCAGTCCAGGCTTCACGATCTTCAAGCGTCATTTTATCTACTGATATATCTTCTAACCCTTCTTCCTCAAGGAATGGTTTATAATCAGTTGATAGCCAATCAGGTAATTTATTTTTATTGTAAGTTTGATTATATGCACATGCAATATGTATCTTTAATCTTTTTAAACCTTCTTCAGTCATGAGTTTACCTTTAGCAAATAACATTTGTCCTCGAGCTAAATCATTTCCTTGAAAGTTTAAGAATGGAGTAGTATAATATATACGACCACGATAATCTGCTTCAACATATTGATAGAAATAATCTTCTTTTATTGCATCAGCTCTTGCCATAGTTAAATCAAACTCTATTACTTTTGATTTATATTTCTTATCAAAAGATTTATATTTATCTAATAGTTTATGGCGATTGCGGTGTAAAATATTTTTAACTTTTAAATTTATTTTCCATTGAGTTTGCTGTAATACATTCATACTTTTAATAAAGTTTGCATTTAAGTGCTTACCAAATTCACGTCTTCTACTATAGTCCCATCCTTTAATAACAGGTTTTAAAGTTTCTTCTTGAATAAGACTATCAATATCACTAGGCTTTCTAAAAGTAGTTCCTCTTAATAAGTCTCTTCTACTATCTGGAATTATTAAATCCCATATTTCTGGCACTACAATATAATGAGCTCTACTTCTTTTTAAACTACGATCTAAATCTTCTACTGGTATAAAAGTATTATCTTTAGTTTTACCAATATTTATTTGATGCGTTTGATAGAAAGCTTCAAGAAATAAATCACCCATCATTGCTCGTAATCTAAACCAATCCCAAGGTGCGTGGTCTTTATTAGTGTATTGAATATCATCTAATATAAAAGATCCAACTGCTATACTTAAATGAGTTAAGTTAGCTTCACCTTGATATGATTTATTTCCACGTGTACTATTCCTAGTAAAGTGCTGTTGTATAGTATCCATAGTAAATGTTAAATAAGATTCTATAGTAGCAGCAGAGACATCCTTTAATAAACTACAAGCAATATGTGCTTTTGCTTTTCCTATTTTATCTTGTAAATATTTTAGTTGAGTCTCCATATTAGTCCTTCCTATTCAAATCGTTTTTCAAGATTGCTATAATCATTAACGGTTATTATTTTATTTAATAAATCTGATTTATGTTTATGATTATATTTATATACTACTCTTGTAATACCGCTTTGTATTATTAATTTTGAACATTCTGTACAAGGTGCATGAGTACAATATATAGTTGCACCCTCACAATTACCTGTACTTTTTGCTATCTTACAAATAGCATTAGCTTCTGCATGAATAACTTCAGGTTTAGTTTTACCTTCTTTAGTTTTACATTTGTTATCCATGCCTGCTGGCATGCCATTAAATCCAAAAGCAAGTATGTTATTATCTTTAACAACAACTGCACCTACCTTGGTATCTGTATCATATGACATTCTTGAAACAGATGTAGCAATATCCAGGTACAAAAGATCGTACCTGGTTTCTTTATTAAACTGTAAAAGATTATCCATTTAAATACTCACAAAGTCTGTATTAGTTGGTCTTAATCTACCAGTATCTGGATTGTAAATAGCACCACCAGCGGATCCCGTAAGACCAGTAAATCTAGATTTAAGAACTCTAAACTTAATTGTATTTCTTTCTGTTGGATCTTCAGATACTAAGTTTCTAGCAAAGGTTACAATATCAAATGATATTTGTTTGATAGAACCTGAACCTTTAATATCATCAATAGATGCAAGCTTACCCTCTTCAAATGATGTACCACCGCCAGGTGCTTTACGTAAATGAGAGATTAAGCATAGCCATACATTATGTTTCTTTACAATCTTAAGTAAGTCTGACATAACTTTATCGACTGCTTCATTACCAGATAATCCTTCAGTACCTTCTGATACAGCAATAGTAATATGATCTAGAATAAGATACTTACAACCCATCAATGCCATATATTCTATCTTATCAATTAACGAAGAGTCCCCAACAGATCCTTGATGGTCCAGTAATACAAGGTTCTCATTTCCAAATACTTCCAAGTAAGCGTCTCGTTCTTGCTGCGTAGGCTCAACAGTTTCCCGTGTTCCCCGTTCAAGTACCATGTCGATGAATTTTTCGGCTGTATCGCCGACACTTTCTTCAAGAGATATGAGACCAATCTTATCCTTGGTCTTGTGAAGTAAGTCCAAGATAATTTCTTTGACAACAGTACTTTTACCAGAGCCAGTACCAGATGTGAACAACGTAATCTCGCCATGTCGTATACCTTTTAGTTTATCGTTTAATCCTTTCAAACAATTGGGATAAGGTAAAGACTTAGTAGCTTGTCTTTCTTTGTACTGTTCCCATATTGATTCACCAGTTATAATACCAGCTGGCGACCAGGTTTGTGCTGACCAGTAGCTATCAATTAAAGATTGAAATCCATGCTTTAATAGTTGTTCACAAGGATCTTTCTCTAATAGCTTTGCGACTTTAACTTTACCAGCACCTATAATCTTTGCAGCTTTTTCAATAGCTTTCTTACCAGCTTCATCTTGATCAAAGAATAATATAACACTATCAAACTTTTGTACCCAGTCTCTTTCTTGTAATAATGTATTACATCCAGATGCACTAGGTATAGCTACAACAGAATATATTTTATTGTACTTTGATAAGAATGCTTGAGCTACTGCGCATGCATCTAGCTCACCTTCAGTAATAACAAGTGTCTTACCACCTGTTGCAGAGGCTTGACCAAATAATTCTACATTAGCAAAGCTACCATGTATAACAAAATCTTTTGGTAATTTTCTTTCTTTCCATGCAATTACTTTACCATCATACTTATTAGTATATGGATAAAAGTGTGAACCACCAGAGCCATCAGGATTTACTGACATTTTAATTCCAAAGTGATCTACAATTTGTTTTGATATACCTCTTGACGTAATTGCAAAGCTATTTAA